CTTCGTGCCGGACACGATCCTCCTCCCCGTCGCGCAGCACCTCCTCGTCGGCACCACGCCCTACGGGACCGCGGGCCTCAAGACGGTCCTGCAGTTCTTCAACGAGGCGATGGCGAACATGGGCCGCACCGTCGCGGTGGAGCCCTGGCCGCTGCTCGCGACGGCGGACTCCCCCCGCACCGGCCCGCGCGCGGTGTCCTTCGTGCGCAACGCCGACGTGGCGGGCGCGATCGTCCCGCTCGCCTTCCAGGCGCAGCCCCCGCAGGCCCAGGGCCTGGAGTGGGAGGTGCCGTGCGAGGGCGTGTGCGGCGGCGCCGCGGTCAAGCAGCCCCTCGGCGTCTACTACCGGGACGGGATCTGACCGTGCGCGTCGTGAACCGCCACTCCGCGCGCGTCGACGACATCGAGCCCGGCAAGGTGGGCGAGGTCGATGCGTCGCGTCCCGGCGTGCAGGGGTTCCTGCGCGCCGGGCTGCTGGAGGCCGTCCTCGACGCGCCCGAGGCCGCGGCGGTGATCGAGGCGTCGCCCGCGATCGAGCCCATGCCCGAAGGCGTCGGCCCCTTCGACATCGAGCCTGCGCCGGTCGATGTGGACGCCATCGCGGCGGAGGTCGTCGCGGTCGTCGAGCCTGCGGTGGAGCCCCTCGCGGAGACGCTTCCGCCCCCCGCCCCCGTGGTCGTCGAGCCCGCGCGGCGCAACCGCCGCAACGGATGACCGATGGCCTACACCGCCACCACGTTCAAGGCGCGCTACACGGAGTTCGCGGCGACGGCCGACGCGAAGGTCACCGCGGCTCTCGCGGAGGCCACGCGGCGCACCAACGCCACGGGCTTCGCGGCGCGCTTTGACGATGCGGTGGCGCTCCTCGCCGCGCACCTGCTGGCCGTCTCTCCGGGCGGTCAGCAGGCGCGTCGGGAGGACGAGAAGGGCGAGCCCTCGACCACGTACCTGCGGGAGCTCAAGCTCCTGCGCCGCGAGTGCTTCGGCGGCGGCTGGAGCGTCGGCCAGGGTCCCGGAGGGATGCTCACGTGAGCGCGTCCCCCGGCAAGACCCGCGTGCGGGACACCGACCACGGCGCGAAGGCGATGGCCGCGCGCCTCAAGGCGCTCGCCGCGTCGACCAAGACGGTGCGCGTGGGCGTGCTCTCCGACGCGCCCAAGAAGGAGCGCGAGGGCGCCACGGGGAAGCTCTCGCTCGTCGAGGTCGCTGCCATCCACGAGTTCGGTGCGCCCGAGGCGGGGATCCCGCAGCGGTCGTTCATCCGCGCGACGATCGACGAGCGCCGCTCTGACATCGCGCGGCTCCAGCGCGTGGTGGCGCAGCGCGTGGCGATGGGCGAGATCACCGAAGAGCAGGGCCTCGCGCAGATCGGTGCGAAGGTCGCCGGCTGGATCAAGGCCCGCATCGCGTCGAACATCCCGCCGCCGCTCGCGGAGAAGACGGTCGCCCGCAAGGGATCGAGCGTCGCGCTGGTGGACACCGGGCAGCTTCGGTCGGGCATCACGTCGGAGGTGCGAGGATGAACCTCGCAGACGCTGAGCCCGCGCTGACGGCGTGGATCGCCTCGCTCACAGGCATCACCGCGGCTCTGGTCGTGTGGGAGAACGCGCCGCGCCCGCAGTTCGACACGCAGCTCGCGACGTGCTCGTGGGTGAGCAGCGCGCCGCGCGGCGTCGCCGGCGTGACCTACGAGTACGACGACGAGCCCACGGACCCGCTCGCGCAGATGATCCCCACGCAGCGCGGGGAGAGCGTCGAGGTGATGCAGGTGCAGATCCTCTCCCTCGACCAGCGCCCTGGCTACAACGCCAGCGCGCTCGCGCGGCAGGTTGTGGAGCGGTGCCGGATGCCCGGGTCGATCGCTGCGCTGCGCGCGGTGAACCTCGGGCTCCAGGGCGTCGAGAGCTACCGCCTCGCGGACCGCAAGGTCGACGGCATCATGGCCTCCGTCGCGGTCGTGGAGATGCGGTTCAACACCACGAGCGCCTACCGCTCCACCGCCGCGGGCGACACCACCAGCTTCATCGAATCGGTCCAGTACACGAGCACGATCCCCGGCGCGTCCGGCGTCGCGCTCCCAGCCACGATTGCCCCCGGAGGGACGATCCCATGAGCCTGTCCGACATCGTCGACGTCGACATCACGCGCGTCTCGGGCGCGGTGACGCAGGAGAGCTTCAGCACGCCGCTGATCCTCGCGTACCACACGCGCTGGACCTCCGACCGCGTGCGCTCCTACGCCTCGCTCACGGAGATGGTGGACGACGGCTTCACCCCTGACGACGCGGCGTACAAGATCGCGGCCGCGATCTGGTCGCAGCCCAACCCGCCCGCGGCGGTGAAGGTCGGGCGCCGCTCGAACGCCTTCACGCAGACCGTCCGGCTCACGCCCGAAGCATCGAACTCCACGCCCTACACCGTGGAGCTCGATGGGCTGGAGGCGACGTACACCAGCGACGCCACGGCCACCGTCGCGGAGATCTGCACGGGCCTGGTCGCCGCGCTCGCGGCCCTCGCCGACGTGGACGCGATCCTCGCCACGGGCGGCGCCTCCTCGGCGTCGCCGCAGACGCTCTCGGGCGCGAGCCTCGACGGCGTCCTGGGCTACCGGGCGCTCTCGCCCTCGCGGCGCATCACGCTCGTCCTGTCGAACCACGCGGACTGGGACGCGACGACCGCGACGATCACCGGGAAGGACGCCAACGGGGACACGATCACCGAGGACCTCACGATCCCGAACGGCGGCAACGCCACGCTCACCACGACCAAGCTCTTCGCGCGCGTCACGAGCGTCACGATCCCGGCGCAGAGCGGCACGGGCGGCACCTTCACGGTGGGCGTGGCCGCGCCGATGACCGCCAGCAACGACACCACGCACGTCACGCTCACGGCCCCTGCCGGCCTCATCGTCGGCGTCGAGGTCACCGCGGGGGACCTCCTCGTCGAGGACCGCACCTCGAACCCGGGGCTCGCGGCGGACCTCACCGCGATCCGCGCCGAGGACGACGACTTCTACGCGCTGCTCCTCGACTCGAACTCCTCGGCGGAGATCCTCGCCCTCGCGGCGATCGTGGAGGCCGCGTCGACGAAGAAGCTGTTGGTCGCGCAGTCGGCCGACACCGCCTGCCTCGACGCCGACAGCATCACGGATGTGATGTACAGCGCGCGCGACGCGGACTACTTCCGCACGGCGATCATCTACCACCCGACCATCGGCCTGAACTTCGCCGCGGCGGCGTGGATCGGCAACGCCCTCGCGTATGCGCCGGGCACGATCACGTGGAAGTTCCGCGAGCTCGTCGGGATCTCCAGCTACTCGCTCACCAGCGCAGAGCGCGCCGCGGTCCTCGCCAAGCGCGGCAACCTGATCGAGACCGTCGCGGGCCGCTCCATCACCTGCGACGGCAAGGTGGCGGGCGGCGAGTGGATCGACGTGATCCACGGCCTCGACTGGCTCCGCGCGCGCATCGGGGAGCGCGTCTTCGGGGTGCTCGTCGGCGCGGTCGACGGGAAGATCCCCTACACCGACGCGGGCGTGAACCTGATCCACACGGAGGTGCGCGCGCAGCTCAAGGAGGCGGAGAACGCCGCGGTGCTCGCGGAGGGCTGGACCACCAGCGTCCCCACGGTCGCGTCGCTCTCCAGCGCGCAGCGCGCCTCGCGCGTGCTCCCGAGCGTCGCCTTCAACGCGCGGGTCGCGGGCGCGATCCACGCGGTCAACGTCAGCGGCCGCGTCGCGGCGTGAGGTGAACGATGTCTGAGATCACGAGCTACGATCCGTCGAAGGTCACCGCCTCGCTCGGGGGGCTGGACCTGCTCTCGGGCACCGGCGACGGGGACTTCATCACCGTGGAGCCCGCGAGCGAGCAGTGGGTCACGAAGGTCGGCGCCGACGGGTCGGTGATCCGCACGAAGGTGCTCGACAAGCGCGCCAACGTGAAGGTGATCCTGCTCCCCACGTCGACGCGCAACGCGACGCTCCAGGCGCTCTACGCCAGCGGCCTCGCGGGGCCGTTCTCCCTGCGCGACCTCAACGGCTCCGTGCTCGTCGAGGCGACGAAGGCGTGGGTGCGCAAGCTCCCCACCGCGGGCCGCGGCAAGGAGGCCGGGATGGTGGAGTGGGAGATCGAGTGCGCCGATGCGGAGTTCACCTTCGCCGCGGGCGTGCCGCTGTGACGGGCGAGGTGAGTCATGCGTGAGGCAGAGGTGCGCGACATCGCGGGGAAGGCCTACGAGGTGACCCCGTGCCCTGCGGGCGTGGGGCTCAAGCTCATGCTGCGGATCGGCAAGGTGCTCGGGCCGGTGGCGGGGCTCATCGGTGAGCCGCGCGAGCTCGAAGCGATGGCGGGTGCGGTGGTCGCGGAGGTGCTGGAGCGCGCGTCGGAGGAGGACCTCGAAGCGATCTGGCGCCCGCTCGCCGCGAACACGCAGGTCACCACCACCGGCCCTGGCGGCGAGGTGCGCAGGCCCAAGCTCGCGGAGGTGTTCGACGTGTGGTTCGCGGGCGACTACGCCGCGCTCGCGCAGTGGCTCATGTTCGCGCTGGAGGTGAACTTCGGCCCTTTGTGGCAGTGGCTCGCGACGCTCCCCAGGGCGGGCGCAGCGCGGGCCGACGCGGCGAAGGCGTAGAGATCCGCCTCCCCGAAGGCGTCCCGTGGCCCGTCCACCGGGTCGCGACGTCGAGGCGCTACAGCGACTCGCTGCACACGATCCTGACGGAGTGGAGCCTCGCGGACGTGTGGACCGCCAACGCGGTCCTCGACGCGATCGAGGACGCGGAGCGAAGGCAGCAGGAGGAGTTGTCGCGTGGCGGGTGAGGCACTCAGGTCGGTGTTCGCGGAGTTCGGGGTCACCCTCGACGACAAGCAGCTCTCCGACGTCCAGAAGAAGATCGACGGCGCCGCGAAGAAGGTCCGCACCTTCCCGTCGCTACGCGGCGCCGTCGACCTCGATGCGGTCGACAAGGGCACCAAGCACCTCACCGACCGGCTCACGGCGCTGCGCACCGGCTTCGACCGCGCGCGCGGCGAGAAGCTCCACGCGCAGCTCACGAAGCTCTCGCCGCGCTTCGCCGCGCTGTCGCAGCAGGCGGGCCTGGGCTCCGACCACATGGCGGAGTTCGGGCGCGTGGTCGCGCGCGTCTCGGGCGTCGTCGTGGCGTCGCTCACCGCGTCGGCGGCGGCGGCGTTCCTCTTCGGGCGCGCGTTCACCGCCGACGCGATGGCGCTGCGCGAGACGTCCCGCGCGGCGCGCGTGAGCACCACGGAGATGCAGAGCTTCACCCTCGCGGGGGAGCGCGCAGGTGTCTCGGCGGAGGCCACCACCGCGGCGCTCAACACGC